TGGTACTCGCCCAGCACCTTCTTCGTGTTCAAGAGCCAGGCATACGAGATGCACGACACATCTTCGGCCGGGTGCTCGAAGGACTCGGTCTCGAGATGCCGTCGGTGCGACAAGATGATGCCCGCGAATTGACGACCAGGAATGCCGTGGAGCGTGATGACGACTTCTTGTCCGAATTGAACCGGAAACCCCCGCGCGACGAACTGCGCCGTGGCTGCTTCGCCAAGGCGGTCGTCGATGGAGATTGTATCGCGACCGATACCAATCCCTCCCGTCTCTTCGGCACTCTGCACCGCGCGTTCGATGGTGTCGATGGACACATGGACTCCGGCGTACGAGATGCGCCGTGTCCGTTGGTGGATGGTACCCCACGCGGCCACCGTTGGACTACTGGATGTGGTGACCGTCCCAGCTTCCGTCCCGGCCGCGGGGAGTTGCCAAGACGCCACGGTCGAGACCGCATCGGTCTTCGCCACCGTCCGCATGGTTGGCGACGCCCACACAGCCACCGTCGGTACCGCATCCGTCGAGGCCACACCCGGCACGGATGTTGCGGGCACCAGGACCCACGAGGCGACGGTGGCGATGGTCTTGTTCGCGACAAGTGCGTCGGGTACCGCCCACGTCCCAACGGCCGGTGTGGACGCGGCCACCAACGCGGCGACGGTCGCGGCCACCACGACCCACGAGGCGATGGTGGGAACCGAGACGACGCTCGGTTCCGCACCTTCGAGGAGAAGTCTACTCCCGGTCTCCAGGAGCAGTGCGTCGCCGGATTCGAGGAGTACTTTGGCCATGGTTTAGAATATGGTTGCTGCGTGGAACTGAATGTTGGGGGTTGCTCCTCGATCGGTCGTGACCATCAACGAAACCGTCAACTGACCACCCTGCCCCTTGAACACCACATCGACATAGCTATTACGGCCTGACGATGCCCCACTATCGTAGGTCACGGTTTGCGCACTGATTCCGCTCCCGGACAAGGTGGCGATCACGGTCACCACACACGACCACTGTCCGAAATAGATGCGAAGCGTTTGCTGTGTGGTACTCGCCGGAACAGACAACCGGAACCCCTCACCCGTGCCGTTCTTGTAGATAGCACAGTAGGCCGTGTCATCCGCCATGGCCGTTCCGTAAAGATCATCCGTAGCCACGCTGGTCTTCTGCATACCCCCGGTAGTCGCGTACGTGGTGGCTCCCGCGTACAACCAATCGCACCCAGCCAGAAGCGGTCCCCCGTTGACCTTTGCATGGACGGCGGTGTAGGCTGCTTGCCGGAGAGAGACCGTGTAATTGCCGTTCGGGCACACCCAGTCAATCGTTCCCTCGGTTGACAGATTCACGGATGCCGGTGCCGCAGCCGCAGCGCTCACCGTCAACACCGGCGTGAACGCCGCGGGGTCCGCCCAGACGGGATCCGAATTGGTCACGCCGGTCAGGATCTTCCCCGTTGCGCCAACGGGCATCGAGGCGAGGCGACCGGCCGCGTCAATCAACGGAATCGCGTGTTCGATCAACGCAATATCCGAAGTCACGACGCGCTTCCGCGCGGAGACACCCGTCTGGAATACCAGACGCCGGATCCCGGCCTGCGACCCGCCAGACGTGCCTTGCCACGTGCCCGCAATCTTCAACGCGTAGTAGCGGTACGCCACGGTGTTCGTCAAGACCACGTAATGCGGATCCTCGGTATTGGTCGCCGGGTGTTGCACCATCTGGGACACGTCGGTTGCGATGGTTGTCCAGCCGGTGTTCGTCGCGTACGTCAAATCCGCGAACGACGACCCGTCGTTCGACCCCTGGATCGTGAAGTCCTTGACACCCCAATCGGTATAATTGCCGCTGGAGTGCGCGTTCTCGTAATAGATGCGCTTGATGACCTTCGCTTCACCGAGGTCGACGTGGAACCGTTGATTCGTCTCGTGCCCCCACTGACTGATCCACTGGTTGTTGGCCTGGGCACCGGTCAAACTCTTCGCGGGGTCCGTCGAATAGTACGGCTGGTCGGTGCCTTCGGAGTGCGTCGTCGCTTTGACGTAGGTGTCGGTGTGCGTGGGCGGATACTGCGAGACGTAGTCTGCTCCCGCACCGGTCGTGATGGTCATGTAGAAATCGTCGTTGTCGAACTCGACCGCTCCCGCAGACGTCGCCGTCAACAAGTCCCCGGCCTGGAACTGGAGCGGTGCCTTGGTCGTGGTGCCCGCCATCAACTGGCCCTGGCCGCCACTATGCTTCACAAGATTCTCCAGCGTCACCTTCTTCGTTTCGGCAGCGTCGACGACGGCGACAACATCCGTCGTTGCTGGAGCGGTGACCGCCGTGAGATCTGAAATCTTCGTGTCAGCCATGTTGCACCTCTATCCCTGCAGGTAGAACAACCCGGCCGCGTCGACGACGACCATGATGTCTCCACCGTTGGGGGTGATCGCAGTGATGTCCACGACCGCAATCGGGACGGACCCCGCGTCGTCCGTAACGAACTTGAACACGATGATCTTGTCCACCTCGGCTCCGGCCGCAACCGAGGCGAACGTCGGATCGCCCGCACGGTACTCCACCCGGTGGTCCGTGTGGTTCTCGGTGGGACCGGACTTCGTCCCGAGCGTCACGTCCGTGGCGCTGAGACCCAACCCCGTCATCGCCTCAGCCGCCTGGTCAATGGCGTTCTCGGACGTGCGTGAGAGCCGTGCCTTGATCGTATCGGCACCCCAGTCAATGGTGCCATCCAACAGCAACTTCGCTCCGTGGTCGAACATGATACCGGCCATAGTCCTGCTCCTTTACGTACCCAGCGGCACGCGGTTCCCGCGATTCACAAAGACTCGCATGATCTCTTGACCTAGGCTCTTCGCGACCTCCTGCCGAGCACGCGCATCGGGCATGAACGGATACTGCATGACGATCGCACCCGCTTCGATGGTCAACTGCACGCTGTTGCTCCCGCCTACCGGCGTGCCCGTTGGGTACACCCGACTTCCAACCGGCAACTGCACGGCCTCGGGTCCACGCTCACCGACCATCACCATGTCATCGCTGGTGACGACGCCTCCGCTCGCGAACTTCTTCATGTGGATGACGCCCATCTGCATGAGCTGCTGGAGCGTTCCACCCTTCTTCGCAAACTCCATCAACTGGCTATCGCTCCACGCGATGTCCATCCCTTGATTCATCTGGCGGTATTGATTCACCCCGGACTGCGTCGTCAAGTCGTAGGTGAACGACCCCCCGGACTGTTGCCGTTTCTGCGCTTCAAGCAACGAGATCACTTCGCCAGACAGCGTCTTGACCATGACCGTGGTCTTCGACATCGTCGCCGCGGCGATGTCCGCGTTGGTCACCCACGCATGGTCCAGTAATTTGATCTCGTCCACGACCCCCTTGATGTCGCTCTCCGTGGACCGTCCCCACCCGCGTGCCGCGTCCGCCAGCGTCTGGTACTTCTGTCGCTGTTCTTCCATCACCTCGCGGGTGTATTTGTTCGCATTCAGCACCATCATGTTGTAGGTCGCCAACGCTTGATCGGCCTGCGCTTGGAGCGTCTCAAGCGACTTCGTCTTGAGCGTGTCCCAATCGAGCGTGATGTCCTGGAGCGACTCCTTGGCGATCTTCGCGTATGCGCCGTACTTCTCCTTGTACAACGGGTCCGCGTCGTCGAGTGCCGCGACCTGCTTATCGAACACGGCCTGGATCGCCGCGATCTGTTCGTCGCGCGAATTCGTGGTGTGCTTCGACACCTGGAGTGCGTAGTCAGCCCAGATGCCATCAAGCTCCGCGGTGCTCTTCTTGAGTGCCTCGGCGACCTTCCCCTGGTCCACCAAGCTCGCCGTCAACTGCGTGTTGACCCCCGCGAGAATCTTCGCGTTGTTCGCGGCGATGGTCTGTTCCTCAGCGAGAGCCTTCGTTCCCGTCTGCGCAGCGACCATCCCATCGCGCACCTGGAACAACGTCCCACCTAGCTTGTCCAGCGTCTTGTCGAACTCGCTCGCTCCCACGATACCCTTCGCAGCTTCGGCCGTCTGCGCCGCGAGGCTCTTCGTCATCTCCGTCAGTTGATCCCGCGTTTCGTTGACCGACTGCGCCGTCTCCTTCGAGATGATGCCGAGCTTCTCACCAACAGCCGCGACGCCACTCACGACGGCAACAATCGCGGTCACGATGCCGACGATGGCCGTCTCAACCGCCAGGATGATGGTCTCGATCAACGCCCACGCGACGTGCACCACGCGGGCCACCTCCACCATACCCAGGCCGAAGTCCACCACCTTGATCGCCGCACTGTCAATGAATTTCACAATCGTCTGCACCGCGTCTTGGTTGTCTCCACCGAACACGGCTTGGAACGCGCGTCCGGCTGCGTCCAACCCCGCGGCGAGGACCGGCGAGGCGGCGACGCCTTTGGCGACTTCGTCGAGCCAGTTCTGGAGTGAGACCTTCCCCTGCTGCACCTTGTCCGCGAAGTCCAGCTCCTGGTCCCCCGCATCCTTCACCGCACCCTTCAACATACCCATGATCTGGATGCGCTTCGCCTCGGCCTTGCCGGAGTCCGACAGCTGGGCGACCGTGACCCCGAGTTTCTTCGCCAGCTCTTCTTCAGCGTCGCCCGCGTCCACGACGCCGATCTTCATCGCGAGTGCTTTCGTCTTGCCGGTGACCATCGCGTCGGACACCATCGTCATCATCTCTTGGACCGACCCCAGTCCTCGATTTGACAACACGAACGCCGCGTCCGCCAACGTGCCGAATTCACCCGACGATAGCTTCACTCCCGCGGACATCAAGTGTGCGGCGTCCTTCGCGAGCAAGAAGCTATCGACCGTGCCCTTGGTCCCCCTTTGTAGTTCGGACATCACCGCGTCGGCTTCGCGTGCGGACCCCGCGAAATGCTTGAGCGTCTCTTCAACGTCCTCGACGTCAGCGCCACGTGTCCCGAGTTCGATCGCCGCGACACCGATGGCCACGAACGCGGCCGTCACCAGTGCAGCCGCACCCGCGATGGCCTTCAAGCTCTCTTGATTCTCGGCCGAGAACTTACTCAGTGCGATCTCGGCCAGACCGACCTTGCTGGTGAACTCGTCCTGGAGTTCGATGACGCCTTTGACGACGCCGAGGTCAGCACTCATGAGCTACGCACCCTTCTTAAGCAACGTCGCGTTGTGTGCGAAGATCCATCCGTCGAGGATCCGCTCTTGGTACGCCAGGTCTTGCATCGGCGTGGGGTCTGGAATCTCGTCCCCAAACCGCAGCAGGTAGTCGGTGAGCGGCTTGCCACTACGGATCAACGTCCGTACCATGTGCGCGTTGTGGTAGTCTGCCCGTACACTTGGTTCGGGTTCGAGCTCACTGAACACCTGCCATTCCATGAGCTGAGACCCGGTCATCTCAGCCAACATCCGGTCGACGTTCGCGTACCCGAGAAGCCGTGCTAGGCGGTAGGCGAAGCGACGCTCGCCGCCTCGCCCGAGACGTTTTTTAGTGTTGCTCGATGCATCCCCTGCAGGTTGAGTGCGATGCGCTGCAGGCGTTCCAACACGGCGAAGGGTTTCCTCCGCAACGCGTCGATGTCGTCCATGGTGAAGACCGGCACGGTGCCCGTCTCGTCCCTGGCGCAGAAGATCAAGACGATGTAGATGCCGTCCTTGACCCGAGTCTGCGTGGTCATCGCTTCGGTGAGCTTGAGCGACTCGTCGGCCGCGAGTTGCCACAGTCGAATGACGCCCGGAGTGCCGTCTTCATTCGGCCACTCCGGTACCTCGACGTCTTCGAACTTGAGGTCTACGGCCTGGAGTACGCGTTCGCGAGAGAGCAACTGCTGGGACATCTGCTTCTCCTGAAAGTGAGGACGCTCCGCGTCCTATTCGGTGACGACACCAGCCCACGTGATGGCGAGGGTCGCACCCTGCTTGCCGTCCACGGGAGCGTTGTCGAACTTGAACTGCTGCACGTACGCCTGTCCGGTGCGCACCTTCCCGCTGGGGAAGAGGATCTGCCACTGGTTCTTGGTGTTGTTGACGATGTCGGCCAAGATGGCGATGTGCGTCGCGTCCCCGGCGACGTAGTTGATCTTGAACGTCGGATCCGACTGGCGGAGGATGCCGAGCACGTGGCTCTCCGACCCGTCGTTGTGCGTGGACGTTTCGATCTTGTTGCGGCTCATCCCACCGGGATCGATTTCGGTGATCTCGCCGATGGTCGTGAACGCGGTGGGTGATGCCAGGAGTGCCCGCTTGATCAGGATCCCGGTGGTGGTTACGGCATTCGACATTGCTTTGTCTCCTACGCTGCTGCTGTGAAGTGGCTACCGTTGGAGCTACGCGCTCGTACCGATGATGATCAGGTCGAACGTGACGCCCGTCGTGCCGCCACCGTTGGCGATCTTCAGGTTGTCCGCCGTTCCCGCTCCGACCTGCCACCCCGTGGCGTCAGGAGCAATGCAGGCCAGGAACCCACCGGGTCGCACCTTGACCTTGTCCGTGGCGTCGCCGAGCGGACCGACGAACTGCGTCGCAGCCGCTCCGCCCATGACCACGTCGTTGACGTTCCCGGCCGCGGCGACCAGGATGATCGCCTTGACCGCCACGAAGGTCAGTGCCGCTCCGAGTGCGTCCGTCAAGGCACCGGCCAGGTCGAGCGTCTCCGTGGCGCTTGCAGCCAACGTGACACGCTCGCTGTAGACCTTGTCCGCCTTGTTCGCTCCCGTGCCCGTGGGCCACGAGAACGTCGGCGACCGCTCCACGCTTCCCTGCGCCGCTTGCGCCAGAACGGTGTTCTGGAGCAGCGCGTTGAGGAGGAACGTGATCTTCGTCGTGAGTGTTGCCGCCATGAATCAAACTCCTTCTGAAGTGAAGACGCGCTTACGCGCTCGCGCCGATGATCACGATGTCGAAGGTGACGCCGGTGCCCGCACCGCCGTTGGCCACCCGGAGAACGTCCGCCGTCACGGGTGTGACCGCCCATCCGACCGCATCCGGAGCGGCGAGGACGAGCAGACCACCCGGCCGCACGGCGATGGTGTCTCCGGCCGCACCGAACGGACCGAAGAACTGTGCGGCCGCAGCGCCACCGAGCACCACGTCGTTGACGTTGGCGGAGCTGGCGATGATGACGATCGCCCGAATGCGAGCGAAGGCCACGGCCGCTCCGAAGATATCCAACATCGATGCTCCGGCCAGGTCGTAGTCCAGCGTCTCGGACGCGGCGATCGTGACCGTGTTGCTGAACAGCAGGTCCGCTTCGTTGACGTCCGTGCCGTTGGCGAACGCGACCGTGGGCGACGCTTCCAAGCTGACGTTGGCGGAGGCGGCTCCGACGGAATTCTGCAAGAGCGAAGTGACGAGCAGTGTCAACCTCGCGGTGAGTGTGTTTGCTGCCATACGACCAATTCCCTTCTTAGCTCGTTGCTGGTGAGAGACGCTTGACGCAATCGACGTTGAACTTGTACGTCGCTACGCCACGACCGAGCGAGTCCGGTCCTCCGTCCATCGGAGGTTGCGCGACCGTGACCGATCGCCAATACGTCCCATTGATGTGCTGCTCCCGGATCCCCGCGAGCAACGCGGCCATCTCCACGGCTGCGGTCTCGGCGACATCCCCGGACTCCGCGATGCACGAGACCTGCACCGACGGACGCTCGTACGCGATGGTCACCCTGGAGAGATTGTGGGTGCCTTCGTCGGCCAATCCCCCCGTGCGGATCAACACAACGAACGGTCCCTTCCCCGCGGGGATCTTCGCTTTCGTCCCCTTGAAGAGTGTGGTCCCGTAACGATACGTTGACCGCTCTTCGATGGCCGTGACGAGATCGTTCAACGCGTTGGATGGCAGCATTAGGCGAAGCGTCCTTTCTCATCCCGGACACGGGTGTCGGTCGACACCGAATCCGAACCCGAACCCTTGACGGCCGCGTTCAAATCGATCCGCTTCGCCACACGAGCACCCATCGACGGTGCACTCGCCCGGAGCGTCCACTCGATGTACTTCGGTCCGCCGACTTTGTGAAACGCTTCCATGTCTTCATGCACAATCAGCGCGTACGCGGTGACGATACCCCGCGACCCGCCTTCTCCGGCGACGATAGTACACCAGATCCGGCGTCCTTCGCGAAACGGTCCCTCGACGTGAATCGTCGCGCGAAGATTGCCTGTGAGCACCGGCGTGTTCTTCTTACACTCCGTTGCTTCGATCTGGCTCTCCTGGTACAGCGCAGCCGCGAACAGATCTGGCGAGAAAGCCTTCAACTTGCGAAGCCTCGCTATCATCTGGGCATAGCCTTGCAGCTCGCGCACCATGTTAGCCAAGGTACACCTGCGTCGAGATTGGATGACCCGTGCCCGAGTCCACGAAACCATCCGTCGTCAAGATCGGACCTCCCGTGCCGTCGGGGAGGATGATCCGGTCGAACTCGTTGATCACCACCCCCGCGTCGAGGAAGACAACCTGCGCACTGCTCAGGACCATCTCCCCATTGGACGAGCGGACCATCTGCTGCTTCCGCGTGACGAGTGCAGGTCGGGTGACTTTGACGTAGTCCCCCGTCCCTGCCCCATCCGCGTGTTGGAAGACCTCATGGGTCACGTTGGCCTGTAGGTCCGCCGTCAGTGTGTTGGCCACCGCCACCGCCGACCGCACTACATCCATGAGACCCATGACATCCCTCGCTGCGTTACGAGTTCGGCATCGCGATGATGCTGATCTTCACCGCTCCGGTTGCGTCGCCCACCGCGGCCGTGAGGGTCGCGAGGATGGCCTTCGTTGCCAGGTTGGTGAAGCCGTACACGTAGGTGCCCACGGCCGCGTCGACCAACACCGTGGCGGCGACCGCCTTCTCGATGGTGCTCGTCTCTCCGATCTTCACCGTCGGCTGCGTGCCGGTGCCATCGGCGAACACCTCGGTGACCTCGACGACGACCAGCACCCCACGCGCTTTCGTCGCGTGTGCGGCCATCAACGTCTTGGTGCCCGAGTCCGTCTTGGCGTACGTCGCGCTCGCCGCGAGTCCGGCGTTCGCGAGCACGCTGACTCCGGCCTCCTGCTCCTGCGCTCCCGACGCGTAGTTGACCACCGACCCCGACGCGTACGTGATGGTCTTGTTGGGCACGTCGATCCGGTAGATCTCCGCTCCGTACCGGTCGGTGAAGACGAGGATCTCGCCCGCGATGTAGTGGCTCTTCAGGCCACCGCTCGATTCCGGGTACATTGCACTGGTCATGAATTCCCTCCTGCGGCTGGGATTGCCAGTCTCACAGTACGTGGGTGGTTACGCGCGAATCAACTCCCGAACCCCGGTGGTACGCCCACGCACGTACCCCCACGATTCTGGGATGAGCAACACCACGGCATTCGGCGTCTCTTCGACGATCGAGAGCGATTCCTTGAAGGTCAAGGCGACCGGTCCCGCTTTCAACGACGTGATGCCCATGGCCTCAATGTCCGATTGCTCCACGAGGAGTTCTGCGGCGTACTCGGCCGTAGCGCGTTGCAGCTCGATCGGGATGGTGTGGCTGTCCACGTACTCCCGACCATTCGGTTTGAGCATGTCGCTCCGCGGCCATTGCAGCGCTTGCACCGTGTCCGTCGGGTACCCATACCAGATCCACTCGCTATCCATGAGCATCGTCGCCCGAAGGATTGCGGCGTCTCGCTGGTCGGCGGACAAGTCGGCCCACGTCGAACCCGGTTGGTCCTCGTGGTACTGGTCTGCGAACGCTCGCGTCACATACGCGTTCGCGTTCGCAGCTCCAGCCGTCACCACCAATGTTGACACAGCCATGGCCGTGGTCCTGGCTATTCGCCTGCGAGCCAGACACCCTGGTTCGGCCGCACGAGCGTCGCACCGAACAGCGCGTCAAACGCCCACTGCACCTGTCGGTGCTGCCGCGAGACTTCGAGGCGCAGCGAGAGACCGCTGATCTCGTCGATCGCGACGGACGTGAGGGTCGCACCGGGGACCACCACGGTATCCATCAGCGGAGCCATGGCGAAGGCGATGGCGTCGCGGTGGATGAGCAGGTTCTGCGCGTACGACGTGGCGATCGAGCTCTTCTTGACAATCGCTTCGGACCCGGCCGTCGCGACGACGAGACCCGGAGCCGCGATGGTCACGCTCGACGGCGTGCCCGCACCGACCGAGGACACCACGCTGTAGGTGTAGTCGCCGATGCCGATGATGTCGCCCGCGATCAACGTCCCCGTTGCGCCACCCGACAACGCGAGCACGGTCTCTCCGATCGGCTCGACGCCGGTGACCGTGGTGCCCGTGGTGTAGGTGCCCGAGGTGTGCCGCGGCACGTGATTGGACATGAGCCAGGTCGCACCGAGCTTCTTGCCAATCTGGCCGTTGATGATGCCGTCCGTGTCGCCACGGAACGACGCATCCTGGAACGCGCGGAGGCCGAGTGCGTTCGCTTCCGCGTCTTCGTTGATGACCATCCACCGATTGTCCATCGGCATCAGGTTCTTGTTCGCCAGCTTGCGAGCGGCGAGGTACGCGCTGAGGTCCGTGGCGAACGGCGTGACACCCGGCGTGCCTGCCCAAGCCGAGATCCCCGCGGTCTTCGTCCAGAGGAAGTCCTCGACGTAGGTCGCGAGCGACTTCGCGGCTTCCTGCAGCTGCATCGGGATGATGCCGCGATCGACCTGGGCAATGCCCTTGTCGTCCATCGCGAACGCCGCTTCACGCCACTCGGTCAGCGTGATCGGCACGGAGGTCGGCGTCACCGCGGTGACGGCCGGAGGCACGACATCGGGGACAACGTTCCGGGTGGAGACGGCCGCGGGGACCGCGACGTTGATGGTGCCGAAGCGCTTCGCAGCCGTGATCTCGTTCTCGTAATCGCGGTTGGCGATGTGGACCAACGCCAGATTCTCGCGCAAGGTCGCGAGACCCATTGCGACGGCGGTGGCCAGAATGTTCGTGGTGACGAGTGCTCCTGCCATGGTGTGTGCTCCTGAAACAGTTAACGTGATGTCCGTTGCTTCAGCAGTTCCACCGGAACCGGGCAGTCACTCCGCTGGAGGAATGCCGGGCACCACGACCCGCTGGACCGTGGTGCCCCTACGTGATGTCAAAGATCAACCGACGTGCGCTCCGCGCTACTTTTCCGAGATGCCATCTCCCCTCGGGCCGAGGTCATGCGTGGGCACGTTGTGGATGTGCGACGTGTCCGGCTTCGGGTCCGTGTCCGGCGTGGACTTCGCGGGGATCGCGGGCTCCGCACCCTTGTCGTTGGGATACCGCGGATGCGTGGGGTGCGGTGCGTCGTGCTGCTTGTGTTCGTGTTCCATGCGGTCTGCTCCTGTGTTGCGACACGTGGTGAACAAGGCTACGGCTGCTGGTTGGTGTACTCCACGCGCACCGTGCCCTTGCCGATCGCCGCAGCATTCTCCCCGAGCTGCTGTGGCGTAGGATCCTTGAGGATCGTCTGACCCGGCCGTCCGACCGATCCCCCCGTCCCACCGGGAGCGGGATTCGCACCACCACCCTTCGACGGCTCGAAGGCGAAGTCGTGCTCGCGTGCGTGCTGTTGCATCCATTCGTCGACGTCGAGCGGGTTGCCGGGTTTCTCCGCGGAGAACCGGTCCGCCTTCGCGACGACCTTGCCGTCCTTGACGTCGAACACTTCCAGTGCCTTGGCGATGGTGAAGTCGCTGGCCTTCGCCTTGCCTCCGGCCTTGACGAACCGCGCGACCACCGTCTCCCGCAACGTGGCGTCGTCGGCACGCTTCTGTGCGGCCAGGGTCGCGGCATGCGAGGCGGCGAGCTGGTCCGCAAGCGGCTTGTTCGCGGCATCGACCGCCACCTTGATCATCGCCGCGATGTCGTCGGGTTTCTGCACCCCGGCATTCTGCAGTGCCGCGGTCTTCGTGATGGCGGCTCTCGCCGCGTCGGGGTCGATGCCGTCGAACTTCGCGAGCGTCGTCTTGAGCGGCCGCAGCTCCTCGACTTCCTTCATCAGCTTGATGTTGTTGTCGCGGAACTCCACCACCTTGCCGTTCGCGAGTGCGAGATCGGCCGCGGGCACGAATCCCACAGGCGGACCTGACAGGTCGAGAACGTACTTGCCGTCCTTGGACACATAGAGTGCCCGGAGCGGTTCGGGAACCTGGTCGAGCGTGTCAACGACTGGGCTCAGTGCCATCGGATGTCTCTCCTGAAAGTAACGGACTGTGTTGACGCCATTGTCCTCATGGCGCACCGATCCCCGTCGTGCATCGACAGTTCGGATGCAAGGGGGGATCTCCTTCGTCGAAGCCTTCGTCCAACGGGACGGTCACGCCGTCCATCGCTTCGCAGTCGGCGCAGAGCAAGTCGTCCGGGGTGACGATCCACTCCTTCGTCGCATTCGCCGACAGTAGACCGTCTTCTCGCGCTTGTACCCACGCCTCGTGCTGTCCGGCGTTAAGGGCATCCATGATCTCGGTTCGCGCGATCTTCTCCGACCGTTCCTTCAGCAGCCGGGTGGAGTACTTCTCCGCGGCCGCATCGATCCGGTCTTGCTTGAGTCCCTGCTTCTTCATCTGCTCACGGAACGCGAGCACGGCCTGTGCTTGCGCACTATTCAGGCCGATGAGTTCGCGGATCTCGCGTGCCGCTTGGAGCGGAGGCGTGCCGTTCTTGATGGCCGTGGCGATCGCGTTCCGAATCGCCCGCTCCGTCTCCTTCGTGATCCCCGTCACCATCTTGGCTGCACGCTTCTTCGCAGCTTTGACCGCACCGGGGAGTTCGCCGTCGAAGCGATACGCCGCGTCAGCCACGACGTCCCTTCGTCACGCGCGTTGCGCCGATCTTCCCCCCGTGGTTGAACGCGGCGACCACGAGATCCGACGCCATGTTCAGCGTGGTGCCGGTGTCCAACGACTTGATGTACGACACCGCACGCCGGGAGTCCTTGGCGGTGATGATCGCGGCGAGTTCCCGCAACGAGACGCTCTTACGAAGGCGCAACGTCGCGGTCACCATCTGGGTCCGGAATCGCGGCTCGTAGTGGTCCGCGGCTGTAAGCACGGCTTCATACGTGCTAGGATGACGCGCCATGCGCCTCCTCTTCTGGAAGAGTGATCGGACGGCCGTGGCGATCGAGCACGAACGTGGCATGCTCCGCGGCGTGACGGCGATCGTATTCGTCCAGGATGAAATTCATCGCATCGGTCCAGGACTGTTGTCGCTCCCTTGCTGCATCAATGGCTGCTCCGGCGAGGTGAAGTGCGCTGAATTCCGGGTTCGGTTCGTCCTTCACCGCGGCGATCAGCCGTGCGGCCGTCGTCATGACGTCGGGGTCGCGCGAGTCCAGGATCGGCTGCACCACGTGTCGGAGATGACGCAACCGTTGCGCCATCCCTTGGTGACCCGCGGGCCACACCTTGTGCATCCCGCCACCATCACCGTGTTTGATGAAGGACGGGAAGACAGGTCCTCGGATGCCGTTGTGCACGCGGCGTCCGGGTCTCATGACGGGGTCTTCCCGAATGGCAACACGACGCTGGGAACGTCGTCTCCCCTGGATGCTGCAGCCGCTTCTGCAGCCTCCGCCTTCTCGCGCTGCGCCACGGCGTTGCGGTTGTATTCGGCCACGACCTCCTTCGCCAGGTCGAGCAGGCCATACATCAAGATCTTGTTCTCCAACGGGCCAGCCACACTCACGTGACCGCTATGGTCCACCGTGATCTGGATGGTGTGCTTCGGTGCGTTCGGGTCGATCGTGGGCTCGTTCGCCATCGGCGTGTCCTCCGGGTTGTCGTGTGCGTGTTACACCGCTCCCGCGTTCGGGTCTGCGGCCATCCTCATCTTGTCGGCCATCGGCTTGAGCTGGGCAGGCATCACGCCTTTCATGGGCAGGCCAGTGGCCGGGTCAATCGTCGGGGGTTCGCCACCGGCCGCGGGATCGGGTAGCTCGGTGTCGTCAGGTTCGACCATCGCTTCTTCCTTCGAGATCTGCTCGCGCTCGGCTTCCGCGTCCACGCCTTCGCGTCCCCACCCTCCGGTCGTGATGATATTCCACCACGTCTCGAAGCTGATCTCGCCCGCTTGCAACGCGGTCAACGCGACTTGGATGTCAGACCCGGAGGCCTTGACATTGAGGTACTCCTTGTTGAGTTCCACGTCGGCGTCGACGCTATGCGGCACGTCGTCCGTGCCCGCCCACCACGCCATGATCTGCAACGCCATGGTGAACCCGATCTCGAGCGATCCCGCCACCGTCTTGAGCGAGGCGGTCTCTCCGGCGTGCCGCATCATCACCGCCGTCGCGGTCTCCGCGGACGTGGCGTCTTCGAGGAGACGCGCACCGATGCTGGCCATCTGCTTCTTCTTGTCGTCCATCGCGGTCACGAGGCTCGCGAGTCCGGTGCCCGCGAACTCCAACATGCCCGCGGACCCTTGCACGTCGAGTTCCCACACGACGCTGGGTCCGATCTTCATCGGCGCACCCCCGGCCGCTTTGTTCCCCGACACCCACGGCGTGGGCAACGCGACGAGGTGGAGTCCGTGCTCGTGGTCCACGCTGTTGCGCCAGTGCCCGAGGTTCACATCCGCGAGATCGAGCAACGGCGGACGTTCCAGCTCCGGCGACGCATGCGTTGCGCCAATGAACACGAACGGCACGAAGTCCAACGCGACTCCGCGTCGCTGGAGTGTCATCTCCAGTTCGTACGGCAAGAACACGCCGGACCCCAGCTGCAACTCGCGATACAGCTGCTGCACGCACACGCCGTTCTTCAACTCGACCACCCGATACTGGGTGATGCTGTCGTTGATGAACGGATCCTTCGTGTTCGGTTGCTCCACCCGCTCCCGGAGGACCACGAAGGACAGCGCTTCGTCCCCGTCCTGCCGTGTGGTGCGCCAGTTGATGATGTCCTCGGTCACGTAGCCCACCAGATACGGCCGCTTGGTCACGGCCTGCTCTCGCGCGGGGAAGTCGATGAGGATCCCGTAGCGACCCACGAGCATGATCTCGCGACCCGCGTCCACCGCGAACATCTCGAACGGCACGTTCGTCAACGTCACGTCGTCGAGGTATTCCTTGTACGTCTCGGGGAACAGCACCTCCGGTGCTTTCTGGAAGATGGCTCCGTTCATCCCCTGCACCGTACGCATGACCGCGTTGTAGAAGTTCCCGCGTTCGCGGTACGCCTTGTTCCCGGCCGCATCCGTCCCCGGCAAGTCGGGCACGTATTTGTTCCCGGCCTTGAGGATGGCGTCACGACCGTCGCAGCAGTCACGCAAGCGTGCCCACCGAGTGGTCATGTCCAGATAGTCCGCGCGAGCTGTGTTCACCGGCATCGTCTCACCCCATGACTTCTTTGAGCGTGACCAGGGTGGGGTGGGTCGTCACCACAATGTGCTCCCCCAATTCCTTCACCCCGACCACGGCATGTGCGTAGCAGCGTGCGCCTCGCACGTGGTCCGAATTCTCGTTGATCGCGACCGCGGGCGCACCACACGGGAAGAAGCGGAGCCCAGACTGCGGGGATGCCGCGACGCACGTGGCGTCGGCCGGGACGATCTCCACCGATGGTGCGCCAGCGGGTCCGGTGTGACGAGGGATCACGTGAATGGCGATCCCCGTCTGCGGATCGATGACCGGATACGACCGGTCGAGCGGTGGAAGGTTCACGCCATCGTACACGGTGCACGCGGCCAGCACATTCGTGCGTGTGCGCTTCGGTGGAGGCGTCTTCGTCGCGACCTCCCCCGTGGGTAGTAGACGACCACGTGCATCACGCGGCCGAGCGGGTGTCCTCTTTATCCCCATACCGCCTCCCTCACGTTAACGAATCCCATGGGCTCTAACAGAATCGCGTTGAACGCGCACGAACTCCCGTCGACCTGGTCATCGTGCGTTCCCGTGGGGAAGCCGCACAACTCCTGGATGTACGGTTCAATCCACGCATCGCGCGACGCATCGCCGGAGCGGAACAAGAACACGTTTCCTGCTTCGCACTGCGACCGATACGGTTTCGCGCGGGTCACCTTGTCTCCTGACACCAACACGCCGCGGTAGTCGTAGCCTTTGAGTGCGCGTGCCCGTGCTTCGACGACGGCCTTGCCCGACGCACCCCCTTCTTTCTCCTCGCGCTGCCCGCACCCCTGGCCATCGAGGTGTGCCGTCGCCGCCATGAGTTGATCCACCGCGTACGGCGAGCCTTGGATTCGCGCGACACCTTCGATCAAGAACTGGCCGCACGGCTGCGCACGTCCCTTGTCATCGAGCTTCGACAGCTCCCCCATCTTCACGCCGACGGTCCAATCCCCGGCTCCTTCGGTCGCGGCCGTATCCCATCCTCGCACACGTCGCACGATGTTCGCAGGAATGGCGTCCAAAAATTTGAACCACTCGCGCTTGAACAACCCACCCCCTTCGGGAGCCGGACGTTGTTGCAACTGACCCGCCGTGCCATACGGTCCCAGGTCGAGTTCGAGTTGACGCACGATCTCTGGCGTGAACAACGATGGCCACAACAGTTCGTTCGCCTTCGTGCGTGGATCGAGCGGATCGGCCGTGTGCCCGGCGTCCTGGGCATTCGGCGGACGCGTGGGTTCGTACTTCATCGGCCAACACACGTGGAACCAGCCGCCTCGTCGCAAGAGATGACCGGGCAGGTCGTCCTCGTGCAAGCGTTGCGCCACGACAATGACGGCCACGTTGCGCGTCTTGCCTCGGGTCGAGACCGTGCCGTCGTACCACGTGGTGCAGTTACTCCGCTCTTGCACGGAGCGTGCTTCGTCGGCCGTAAGCGGATCGTCGATGATGACGCGGTCCGGGTGTTCTCCGGTGCCCGGTCCGTTCACGCTCGTCGCAATGCGCCACCCCCCGCGGTCGTTCTTGAACAGCGTCTTCTGGTTCTGGTCATCGACGAGCCGCATGCCGTAGTACTTCTGATACCACGCGCTCTGGATGATGTCGCGCACTTTCAAGTTGTCGCGTACGGTCAAGTGCCCGGAGTACGACGCGGTGAGGTAACGCAACTGCGGACGGTGCGTCCACTCCCACGCGGGCCAGAACACCGACACGAGCAACGACTTCATGGTGCCCGGAGGGACGTTGATCAACAGCTGCGTGATCTCCCCACGGCTCACCCGCTCCAGCAAGGTGCAGAGCACGTCAATGTGCCAATTACCTACGAAGGCCTTGTCCGGCTCGACGTACTGCCACACGTGCTCAACGAACGCGCGGAGCGAGGTCTTGCATCGTTCGGCGTGCGTTGCCTCTTCGTCGTTCGGGTCGGTCGTGGGCGGAAGGAACGGCTGCATGCGCGTGAGCAGCCGCGTCACGGCTTGCGTGTACGCGTCATTCACCACCGCTGCACCAGGGGAGGACGGGGAAGCCGTGTTAGGCAACGGCCTGCCTCCCGCTGCACGTCGCGTCCTGGGTGAAGCGGGGTGCAGGATGGTGAAGCGTGACGGCTGCACCTCGATGCCGTCGCTTCACCACAGGCAGCGACGTTACGATGGTGAAGCGGACGCGCTGCCTCACGCTGACTCCAATGCGCGAATGGCAGGCACGGCATCGGGTGTCCGCGTGGTGGACGGCCGTGCGGACAACGTGACCTGGATCTCCTGGTAGATGGCCGCGAAGACCGCGCGATCGTGCACGTGCTTCCGCACCGCATCCACCACCCGGTCGACGATGATGAGCACGCGGTCCACGGACAACATCTGCTGCGCTTGTTCGCGTCGCTTCATCTCCGAGTCCATCAAGAGCCGGAGCGACGTCGAGAGCTGGTCCCACCGCGGCCACTTCCCTTCCGTCGCCGCACGGTCCATGCGGGCCAGTACGAGCGAGATTTCCGCGTGCGTCGAGAGCCAGTCTGGATCTTCAGTCGAACGACGGAAGCGTTCGGCGACGCCTTCTGGCAACAACGCGTAGCGCGAGTGCTTGCCGTTCTTGTAATGCACGCTCGCGACACCCACCGGTTGCGTCCCGCCGTGCATCCGACACCGCGTGCGGCCGAAGCATGGCGGCATCACGCAATAGCGAATGACGACGGAGCCGTCGTCGAGGTGTTGCTTGTGGAGCGGACTCCCGCACTTCCCCTTGATAGGCGCAACGGACCCCGCGAGTTTTCTGGGAGTGACGCGCGGTGTGGCGATGGGACTCTTCCGCCCATCCACGTAATGCGGTGTCGTGGTGCGATTGCGTATCGTGCCACCACGCTTGAGGGTTCCAGCCATGCGACGAAGTATGCGCCACCCGGTGCATCAATCGACGTGAATTCATCCGGCTTTGCTGTTATACACGAGGCGTGTCATCACGTCCAGCCGTTTTACGAATCGTAAATCATCCCCCCGGAGGTGGGGGGTGTGTTTTCCTTCTTCTTTTTTTTTCTTTACTTATGTCCTTTATAATGGAAGAAACTGTGAAATCAACATCAACCCCCTAAGACGACGACCCCATACACACACCCCACCTCCGAAGCCAGATTTCAGTCTTGTCACTAAGCCTCAACGCGAGAGCCCACCTCACGTATACACGGCAACGGCATCGGATTTCACCCCCATTTGGACCCCGTGTTCGTTCCCCCCACGAAATCGTCCGCGCGTCAGGCCCACCCTCGCACGCCAGCGTTTACAGCCGAATCTGAAATCAACGTCCCCCCCCCTACCTCATCCGCGCGACGTCGACCTTGAACTCCCTGGTAGACGACCCTGTTTTTCGGCCGTCTGAAAGGGGGGTGTAGAGGGGGGGTTTTGAGTCCGTTTAGGGGGTGTGCAGGGGGGGTTTCAGCCGTC